GTCGCTCTTCAACAGGTACTGCGACGCGAGGTCTTGCAGGATGATCTGCAACGCGGCGGGCGACGTGAAGTCGACGTCCTGCACCGACAAGGTGACCTGCCCGGCGAGTGTGGTCTTGCTCACCACGTTCGAGGCGATGACCGGCGTTGTGGCTGACACGACGCCGAGCTCGTTCGCCTGTGCGGCGATGCTCGTGTGTGTCGTCCAGGTAGGACGAATGAACGTCTTGCTGTTGCCGCCGTCAGGCATGGCGCGAGCGCCGACTGCTGCGACGACCGGCCTGATGTAGTTCAGATCCGCGAACACCGGCGCGACGATCGGCACCGGCAACAGACCGGGGGTGTCGGTGGTGAGCACGTCGCCGGCGGCGGCCTGCAACGCGCTTTGGCGGCTCAGCATGAAGTCGCGGGCAGCTGCGGCGACGTTCTCAAAGGTGGTGCCGCCGATGTGCATGGCCGCGAGGTATTCGCCGGCGGTCGGCAGGTCGTACTTGCGCTTAGGTTGCGCGGGCAGCGGGGCGGTCGGCACGACCGACGCCTCGATCACTTCGGACTTTTCGGCGGTTGCTTCCACGTTAGTTTCCTCCGGTTTGACTGGCTTTGGTGCGGCGGCCGCGGCGGCCACGTCCGTGATCGTAGCACCCGCGAACGCCGGAATCGGTACAAGGGACAGCTCCAGCCAAGCGGCCGACGAGACGATCATGCGGTCCTCCTCGTCGTAGGTGAACTCGAGCGGATCGACCCCAACTGAGACGTCCATAACGCCGTCGGCGGCCAGCGTCAGCGCTTCGTCACCGAGCGCAGTGTTGCTGATCTTCATAACGGCCAGCATCTCGTTGCCGGTGTCGACTCGTTCGCTGACGATCCCGATGGGCTTGCTGGCGTCGTGGTACAGAAAAACGCGCGGGGCTTTGCCGTCGACGGGCAGGCTGCCAGGCAGGAACATAACCTCGGTGCCGTCAGAGACGGTGGCGAAAACATTGTACGGCACGGCTATGGCAGTGATCTCGCGGCGACCGGCGGCCTTGGCCGACAGCTCCACGACGTCGCTCACGAACTTAAGGGTGACAGGCATAGACGCCTCCTTTTCGAGTCGATCATAGATGCCAGCAGACCATGTTTGCCCGGCATCGCCGCCCCACAGCGCCCAGGCGATACGGCCGGCTGACGGGTAGCCCGGCTCGCCGGGGCTGAACCCTTCGCCCTGTTTGTCGACCTCATGGCGGGCGAAGAAACTGACCATGCGGCCGATCGTGTCGGCTGACAGCGGCCGCCGGTTGGCGATGTCGCGGGCACGGGCCACACCGACCTCGGTGCCGCCGCGACCGTATTCCGCCCGCCAGTCGAGGCCGCGTTGCGCCTCCTCGGCCATTTCGGCCGTCGGCTCGTAGGACTCCTGCGCCTCGAGGTGCTCGTCCTTGTCAGGCATCAGGCTAGGCGCTCCTGCGTGTTCTCCTCGACCTCAACCTCGGTGTTCTGGCCGACGTAAAGCTCGGCCAGGTAGCGCGTGTCGAACTCAACGTAGGTGCCGTTCGGCAGCACCTGGTTGCTTGACAGGGTTGACGCGATGCACTCGGCGTACAGCTTGGTGCCGTACAGCCAAAGATCAACGCGGCTTTCTTTGCTGTTTGTGTACGCATACGAGCCGGTCGGCACGCCCAGCAGATAGGGCGGGATGTTGCAGATTTGCGCCATCTGCAGGGCCGAGAACTGTGCCGACTCAATCAGCAACATCTTGTCGGGCGTTGCGGTCGTCGCCTCGTAGGTCAAAAACTCGTTTAGGGCGGCCGTCTGATTGGACTGGCGAGCGGCGTTGAACGCGGCCGACAGGTCGGCCAGCTCCTGCGCGGATAGCGGTTCGCCGCCGGTCTGACGCAGGATCCCGGACGGGATGCTGGTGCGGGCGTTGCGTAGCCGCGACTCCTCGATCTGTAGGGCGGTCAGAATGGTTTGCTCGGACGACAGGATGATGCCCTGCGCCGGGCTGATGTACTGCACCACGTCGGCTGGGTTGAGCGCGCCGCCGTTGAAAAAGATCTCGTTGCTGGGCGCGTACCACACCGGCCCCTCTTGGTCAGGCGTCGTGATTGAGCCGGCCGGTAGTCGAGTGAACGACGCCGGGAACCCGTCCTGTGTGCGGCTCGTGATGTACCAGAACGCTCGACCGAAAAAGAAAATGTCGTCAAGGGTCCAGCTCATCAGCGTCTCGTAGGTGATCGACGGGTCGGGACGCTTCAGCCAGGATCGCGGCGCCAAATACTCTGAATCCATGTTGCCGGTAGCGTCGTTAAACCGCTGGCGGTACATACGCAGGGGCATGCAGGCGATGACGCTCGCGTGAAGGTCGCGCGCACGGCTGATCGCCGGCACCTGCATCGCACGGTTGCGGGCCTGACCCTCCTGATAGGTGTAATACTGCCCGATCATGTTCGGCGTCGCCCCGTTGCCGTTGTAGCCCGAGCCGATCGCGGCAGTCTTTTTCGGCTCAACAGCAGGCGAGATCTGTGCTTTGTTTTCCCGTCTCGTAAACAGCGGCATGGTAATCCTTCCGGTGGCTGGCCGGCCCGACACCGGCCAGCCAGTTACACAGTAGCCCTACGAACTGACCACCAACATGGGCTTTGTGCGGATTGTAGGCCGGCTTGACAAGGCCATAGACCAGACCATGCAACGCGCAAGCTCGATCGGGCCGGGTGATCTTTGCGACGACAGCACAACGCCTTGCGCGGTGCGGGCCATGACAGCGCGGCAGACATGCTCGGTAAGGAGACCTTGGTTGCGGTGCGTTGCTTTGCCCTCAAGGATCATCGACCGCACTAAACCCGTAAAGGTAATAATCTGACCGTGGCCGACACGTTCGTATCGCCGCTGTAGGCGTGTTGGCAGGTGTATCTCAAGAGTCGGCGTGACCGCGAGCGTCACGGTCTGATCGGCCATAACGCGCTCGACTTCTTGCCAAAGGTCGTCCTCGCTGGTGCAGACAAACTCGACGTACACGTGGCTGCGACCGTCGGCCACAGCCGACCGAACGCCGACGTAACGCAGCCCGTCGACCGACGAGTCAATGGCGAGGACACCGCCGGCAGGCATCGGCTCGTCTGTCTCAATCGACTGCCATTGCTGGCTGTCGATCCATGCGCCGCGGGCCGATACCCACAGGTTTAAGTGCTGGCGGGCAAAGGATTCTTTGTGGCTGGCAGAGCGTAACGCGGCCAGGGTGACGGTCGTGCCGAGCGCCGGGTTGGCGTAACCCCAGTATTCTTCGCCGGTCTGCCCTGGCGGCATTGACCATTCGGCTAGATACAGGTCGCCGGTCTGGTTAGCGTCGATCTGCGACACCGCCAGCTCGCGCATGCTAATCATGACGGTCGACCCTTCGTCGCCGGCTGTTGAGAAGCAGGCCAACAGCGGCTGCGGGCGGGCGATCATGGACGGCCGCAGCGCGTCGTCGACCACGGCCGCCGACACGTCGAACAGCTCGTCAACCACGATCAGGTCGTACGAGCCGCCGACCAGGTTCGTCGTGGCAGCGCGTACTTGCCACGTTGAGCCGTTCTGCATCTCAACCGACTTACGGCCGAACGTCATAAAGACTTTGCTCGTTTTAGATGAGAGCACGGGCAAGAGCGCCGTGTGGATCGCCTCAGCCCGGTCAAGCCGGTTAGCAATCGACAACACAGTCACAGGCCGACCGAAATGCTTTGGGCCTTCTACGAGGTACCAGCCGATCAGCGCTTGCAGCAGCACTGACTTGCCGTTTTGTCGTGCGGTTGACACCAGCGCCTCGCGGAAGAGCAGCTGACCGTCGGCCTGCACCGACAGCATGCCGTCGAGCGCATGTTTCTGCCACGGCATGAGCCGTACCTTTGTTGCCTTCTCATACCAGGCTGCCACCAGGTGGCCGATCGTTAGGTACCCAACTCGCGGCGTCTCCAGTCTCGGCTGTTCTCGGCCGGTCGGAGCACAAACCTGCAGGTCACCGCCAGTTCTGGCCAGTTCTGTGTTGTTCTGGAGAGAGAGAGAAAACGG